ATAAGTGCCCCTGGAAGGGCCGCTAGGAGCCCTAGGAGGGCGAATAGGACTACCCCATACCCCAGTAGCTGTTTACCCATTGTCGTCGCTCCTAGGGCCGTTTATGGCGCTTAGGCGGGGTGTATCATCCACAACCGCCCTCATTGCCTTCCTGGCGCGGATCAAGAGGGCTGGATCGTCTGTGATCACGGTCAAAGTGATTTGGGTCCAGCCGTCCTCGTCCTCGTCAAGCTCTTCAAAGTTGATAGAGCGCATCACAGCCGCCCGTAGAGCTTATTGATGGCCGCGTTGAGGTCGCCATCGTTATAGATGTGGAATACGTCCGACACGCGCTTGGCCCCGTCCTGAACGGTAATGCGGAAGGCGTCCGAACCATATCCCGGCATAAACTCGCAGCCGATTTGCTGGTAGGCCGCAGTTCTGCGAAGGCTTTCCTTCATGTTCCCATAGCTATTCATCGTAGGTGCTCCTCAACACGTCGATTCCACAGGTTAAACGCATCTGCTCTCCAAACTCGGAGTGCATGACGATACATTTCATGTCTCTTCCCGATAGGTAGCCGCCTCCTACAGCGTAGGCGTCACGGGCCAAGGTTCTCATTTGCTCCACAATGCAGCCGTTATATTCCACTCGATTATCGTGGTGGTGGTGGCCGCGAAAGAAGACTCGATGCTTAGTAGCACCCCACTCTTCTGGCTTCTCCGTCGCCATGATCCCCGGAAGGTCCCGATCCTTCGTCTGATGCCCGTGAACCACACCGATAAGGCACTTGCCATGCTGTAGGTAGTGTCGGGTGGTGGGGGCATCGTGGACGATAACGCGGTGCTCATTGGCGTAGAGGTTGCGGAAGAGGACGTTTAAGAAGTGGGCAAAGGTTTCATCGTGGTTGCCGGGAGCGTTGATCAGTTCGACGATCTCATGCTTCTCCCGCATCCTCTCTAGGCAGCGCCTGATTATTCGTACTCCTACGTCAATCATCTTCGCTGTGCGTGAGTCCCGGTCGAGGACGTGTCCGCTACGCTCCGTGGTCCCCGTCATGTTTGTATAGTGGAAGAAGTCTCCTAGATTAACGAGAACGCCGCGCTTCGAGGGGGGAGAGCGTTCAACGAGGTAATCCACCGCGTTGCACATATCTTGTTCAGCGATGGATAGATCGAAGTTGTCGCCTGTTTCATCAGCCCAGGCGTACATCCCTACATGGGGATCGCCCCAGGGGTAGATGCTGATTAGTTGATCATTTACGTCCAGAGGTGCCGGGATAGCCTTGACGGGTTTAACGTCTTCACAGATCGCCTCGACGGCCTGCTTCATGATCTCGATCTGGGCTTCGCGGTCGAGGTTTGTCTTCACCCATTGCAACTTGGGCTGACCATCCTCCCCGTAAAGCGTTGACGTGCCTTTGACGACAAAGGGTGCCGTGGTTGGCTTGTTTAGGTCATGCTCCGGGGCATAACCCATCTTCGCGGCTCGGGCCTTTACTCGTTCAATGGCCTGGCGAACGGTGCCCTGGCTTACTCCACACTCTTTCGCGGCTCGCCGTATGGTCCCGATTTGCATGGTGGATTCAAGGTAGAATCGTTCCCTTTCAGAAACGCAGTATGTGAGCAGCTCTGGGTCTAGCTTCTCTGGCGCAGCCATTACCCTCCCCCCCGAAGGTTTACGCTTGGCTTCGGCGTATGTCCATGAACTCGGAACTGTCCGGGACCGGCAGGGTCAAACCACGCTGGGCACACCATGCGTTGACGGCCTCCATGAACTCATACATCTCACCCTTTTTGAGTTTTGACGTATGACGCAGTTGATTTTCATGGACAATCTTACCAGCCTTTATAGTTTCCGTCCCCAGGTACTCAGTTTTGAAGAAGATCTTCCAATGCTCCTCTGTCACGTCAGGAGTGCGCTCCGCAAAATGGTCACGCACCTCCTTCATCCAGACATGGAACAGAGCGTTCTGAGAAAGGCTGCGCCCTCCATCGTACGGTTTAACCTGAAAGGCCAGGGGCTTCGACCAGTCCCAGTTCCCCATTACCCAAGAGCGGAAGTTGTCCAGTATCTGATTAACTTGATTTGGCCGATCAATTCTCCAAAATTCCCCTTGCATCACTCGCTCTCCTCGGTCAGCTATGTCTGATTTTTATGTGTTGCCAGGGGCAGCTCTAGCTGTCCTTTGCTATGCGCTGGTCACGCTCGCAGCGGATCTCATGGTGGTATTCCGCGTCTTCCACGGCCTCCTCAAGCTTCTCCATTGCGATACGCAGGTTGGGCTTGTCCTGGCCGCTGAGAACGGCTTCAACGTCAACGGTCGTTAGCGCCTTGAGTACCGCCCGAGCCTGATGCAGCGTCAGGCGGTCCTCCTTCTTCATCACGAGATAAGTAACCCGCTTAAACATCACTCCTCCAAAAAGTCCTCAAGGGGCCGGTTCACGGCCTTGGCGATACGCGCAGCGACGGAGAACTTCACGTCACGCATCTGCCGCCATCGGGCAACCTGGGTCGGGTGCACCTCAAGCACCCTCGCCAGGTCAGCATTCTTCAGATCCTCTTCAAGCTGGATCGCAGCCAAACGGAGACCGAAGTCCATCAGAAAGGCACCTCGTCTGAGAAGTCATCATCGGCAGGCTTAGGCTTTGCAGGCTTTGACTCAGATCGAGACAGGAGCTGCAAGGACTGAATGACAATCTCAAAGGTCGGCACTTCTATTCCGTCCTTGTTCGTAAAGCTGCCGTATTCCAGTTCGCCCTCAACGTAAACCTGAGAGCCTTTCTTGACGTATTGCCCGGCGATCTCTGCCACCTTTCCCCAAGCTGTTACGCGGTGCCAGGAGGTCTTGTCTTGCTTCTGCCCGTCCTGGGTCTTCCACGATTTGTTCGTGGCGATGCTGAAATTGCAGACCGCCGTCCCCTTATTCGTGTGTCGAACCTCCGGGTCTTGCCCGACGTTCCCGAGAATGATCGCCTTATTGACTGAACTCATGCTTTGATGTCCTTCGCAAGTAAGTGAATGGTTTCGCAGGCCTCAGTGACCAGCTCCTCCAAAGTTTTGATAAACGCCTCGTCTCGCTCAATGCGAACAATCAGAGTGTGCATATCGGGGTGGTGTGAGACGAAATCCCACCACGCCCTACCCGTGATCCACATACACCCCTGCACTTGGGGGATGTGCTTCGACGGCATTACGCCGCCTCTCAGGGTCTCAACGTGGGTGTGAGGCAGGGGGCACTTGATCTCGATGCCGCCATCCTCGCCCACGAAGCCATCCGGGGAGCATCCTGCCTCGAGGGTTTCGTGCTTGATGAAACCCATCTCGACAACCTCGCTCCCGGTCTCAAGCTCATAGAAAGCACGCGCCATCGGCTCCAGCTCCGTACCCCGAGCCATTGCATCTGTCTGGGGGAAGGGAGTCGCCTGCCCGGTAACGATCTCTGCAACGCACTGATTAACGTAGCCGTCAAAGGACGCGGCACGCTTACCAGTTGGCGTAATCAGCTTGGAGAACATCGAGGCGGACGGCACGCCTAGACGCGCAGCCAGCCATTCGTCAGTTCCTTGCTCGACGTCTATGATCCTCATTTTTCAACGCCATATTCACGTCGTTCGATTATGCAAAGGTCTGCTATTTCAAATGCAACTTGAACCATACGGGGATATTCAGTATCACTCCCCGCCCCAAGAGGGCCATCGTCAACGCCTTCGTTTGCGATAAGTCCCGCTAGGATCAAAGCAACGTAATGATCTAGCACTGTAATTTTTTGTTTTTCGTAGTAGCCAATTACCTCTTCCATAGTTATTCCTCTTGTTGGCTAAGCTCGTCATTCACAAGCGCAATGTCGAAGTTCTCCGTCCGTGCAATGAGCGGGTGATTCTGGTCAAACACAAACAGCGCCTCACGGCACTCGTTTAACAGGTGCAAGGCAACGCCGAGCGAGGTTTCCAGTTCTCTTATCCGGTCGTCCATTACTTAGCCTCCATCTTCTTCTTTAGCAGGTTCAGAGCCTTCTCAAAGCGTTCCTTGGGCATCTCGGAGAGAGCCTTGATCTTGAACGCGGCGAAGAACTTCTCAAGGTCCGTGTTGGTCTCGACGATCAGATCGTGGAGGAGCTGCTGATCCTTGTCGTCGATCTTCTCGGGCTCGGTCCCTTGAGGGAGATCCTCGCCAGCGTAGATGTAATGACCTAGGCCCATCATGGATAGGGTCTTCACTAGGCAGCGCATCTTGCAGGTATTACGGGCAAAGGCGTCCGGGTTCTGGATCGCCTTGTTACGATGGTCCATGACAGGCAGCCACATCACCTGGCTGTGCTCCTGGCCGCAATGGCGGACGGTGACTTTGCAGACGTACTCCACCGTCCCGTCCGGGAAGTCCTCGGAATAGAAGTCATAGGTGGTATCGGGGAAGTGCTGGCACATCACGCCCCAGGCCCAAGCCCAGGACAGGTATGACAAGCCTTGCTTCTTCTCAACGTGCTCAGAAACATCAATCTTGGACAGGGTTGCCCAAACGTGCGCAGGAAGGGTTTGCATTGTGTGTCTCCTCATCAATCCCACAGACATTGTGCATACATTGTTTTCATTGTGCAACATGGGAACGCAAAAAAATGCACCGTATTTTCTTTGGGGTGCAGTGGTCTTTTGAGGACTGTTGGTGCCCCCAATCACGGATCTACTTTGATTTCCAGCCCAGAAACGGTCATCAGCAACGATTTACCTGCGGCTCGCAACACCGCCCCCCATCAAATGATGGCACCTTTACGCTGTTTGTCCCGTCCTCAGAGGTTGTCCCTGGGCGTCTCGCTTTGCTGCTGGCTGCGCGATGCGACAGCACATCTTGTGGTGAGCAGTACCAGTCGGCACAAGATATGGGCAGCAGCCTGGAGAACGGAGACGATAGAGGATTGCGCTGGACCACCCAGGACGCTATCATGGCGATGCGTCGGGTGATCGATTCCAATCCTCAGCCCGTCGGTTCTTCAGGGGTTGGTAGCCCCACCGACGCATTAACCCTACGCCTCTCCCGTGGGGTTTGCAACAGTTTGGCCGGGTGGGCGTCTCCTCTATCCCCTTGCACCCTTTACGCTTTCGAGCGACCGGCCCCTTCTTCTCATGTTCCCGTTCCGGTTCCCTTATAAGGGGAACAGGGAACCTTCCCCATTATTCCAAAATATTATTTCGGTTCTCTCCCGCGACCCTATAGATTTAGGGGTCCAAGCCTTCGCGTTTGAGAGGACAAAATGCAGTTAAGACCACATCAAGAGAAAGCCGTCGAGATGCTTCGGGACTCTCTGAGGAGAGGAAAGACCCGTCCCATCCTTGCGGCCCCCTGTTCTTTTGGAAAGACGATCACCGCGGCCTACCTTCTCTCTGAAGCAGCCAAGAAGGGCAAGCGCGGCATCTTCATCTGTGACCGCATCAAGCTGGTCCAGCAGGCCCTGAATGCCTTTGACGCGGAAGGGCTAGACGTTGGCGTGATGCAGGGGAGTCATGAGCGCTCTAACTATCGCGCCCCCATCCAGATCGCCTCGATCCAGACGATAGCCCGGCGGAAACATCTCCCCGAGTTCGACTTTGCCATCGTCGATGAGGCCCATGTGCACTACAAGGCTACGCAGTTGGCGATGGATCGGTATACGGCGGTCCCCTTCATCGGACTCACGGCTACCCCATATTCAAAAGGGCTGGGCCTAGCCTACAACGATCTTGTCTGCCCGATCTCCCCCACGGAGCTGCTCGAAGGCGGCTATCTCACCCCGGTGAAATATTTCGGTGGGGCCTCGGTCGATGTTTCTAAGATCAAGAGCCGCAACCTGCGGACGGGCGGCTCGGATTACGACCCCATCGCTTTAGGTAAGGCCACGGAGGACGAACAGACCCTTGTCGGGGACATCATCGCGAACTGGCTCAAGCACGCTGAAGGGCGGCAGACCATTGCCTTCTCGCCCTCAATTAAGCACTCCAGGGACATGGTGGACCAGTTCAACGCGGCTGGCATCCCTGCGGTTCACATCGATGGCTATATGGACGACGAAGAGCGCCAGGTAATCTACCGCGCCCACGACGAAGGCGAGTTCGTGATCCTCTCCTGCTCACGGCTTTTGAATGTCGGCTATGACGCGCCGAAGGTGTCCTGCCTCATTGACTGCTTCCCCACGAAATCGCTGATCGCCTACGTCCAAAGAGCAGGCAGGATCATGCGGACGGCTGAAGGTAAACAAGACGCCATCTACCTTGACCACGCCGGGAACGTGGCACGGCATGGGTTCGCGGAAGACATCGAGCCCGAGTGCCTTGATACAAGCGAGAAGGGCTTCGCTGAGAAGAATCAGGTCAAGGAGAAGAAAGAGAAGAAGACCCACGACTGCCCCCAGTGCTACCGAAAGTTCGTGGGTATGAGATGCGCCTGCGGCTACACCCATCCCATCAAAGATCGCCTCGAGACGGATGGATCTGAGCTGAAGCGCCTGGAGAAGGTGAAGAAGATCCCCCTTTCCCGCGGCGACTGGTACGGCCAACTGGCCCTCTATGCGCACTACCAGGGATACAAGAGGGGTTGGGCAGCGCACCAGTATCGACAGAAGTTCGGGGCATGGCCTGAGCAGATCACTCCAAGCTCCTGCAACGACATCTCCCCAGAGGTTATGGGGTTTATTAAACATCAGCAGATTAGGAGGGCGAATGCTCGCAGAAGAGCTTAAGTGGATGCTGGCAAAGGGCTGGCACGCCCAGTATCGCCATGAAACCTACCGGGAACGGATCACCCGCCCGGTCTACGAATCGAAATTGAGAAGCAAAGTCACGCATGGAGAGGAAACGAATGATCTGTGGGGAGGAAGCAGGAATGCAGAGCTTGGAGCGTGGAATGAGGAAGCGGCGGACCCTCGAGCAGTATGAGGAGGAGATGCTGACGGAGAAGCAGGCCAGTGCTCTGCTCAGGGTTTTGTCCTACGTCAATGAATCGGAGCATTTACAAGGCATGGAGAAGGTCGCGTATCGCCAGGCTGTGAAGAAGATCGGAAAAGCATGGAGCAACAGACAATGATTGATGAACTACTAGACCGATTGGAGAAGGTGAGATCCACGGGGAAAAACAAGTGGGTGGCCTGCTGCCCTGTCCACGGGGACCGGAACCCCTCAATGAGCATTGCTGAAAAGGATGGCCGCGTGCTCTGCCATTGCTTTGCCTGTGGAGCGAATGGCCTCGAGGTGGTGGAAGCGCTAGCACTTCCTGCAAGCGTTCTCTTTGATAACCCCCTGAGCAACGGCTACATCCCCAAGAAGATCCAGGAGGAAATCGAAATCGACCGCCTGGTTATCAGGGGCGCAGAGGAACAAGTGAAAAGAGGTAAGCCATTGAGTTATAATGACTTTAAGCGGTTGAAGTTGGCGAAAAGCCGCATTGAGGCATTAGAAGAACGTTTTTTAGAACAAAACAGTCTAAACACAGTGTATACAGCGTAAACGGGTTAAAGCATGATTCGGGTGTGGCAAGGGGCCACGCATGAGGAGACAGACATGGCAGCAGAACACGATTGGGGCTATGAGCACTGGAAGGCTAACCAGGACCGCATCGATGAGATCGCAAGCCGGTGGCTCAAGGACACCATTGCGCACCGCGAGATTGATGAACTCTGGTGTGCGATCGGGGACGACTTCCCTGCGCTG